CGAGAGAAGCAAAAGAAAAAAGTAGATATGCCGCTAATAGTTAGAAAAGGTGATGATTTATCAACTGGTCACGCTTGTGTAGGAATTACACAATTAAATACACCAAAGCAAAACACGGTTTTTGTAAAAGGTAAATTAGCAGCTAGAATAGGCGACCCCACCGTATCACATCCTAATCCACCAGTTCCAATATGTCCTGACCACGTAGCAACCGTAAATGCAGGTTCGCCAAACGTTTATGTTGTAGGAATTAAAGTAGGTAGAATTGGTGATAGTGCAGACGCAGGCAATATGACAAACGCAAAGAATAATACCAATGTTTACGCTAACGGCTCGTAAAACTATATAAATATTACCGTTATGGCACAATACGATTCATCACTAGTAAGTAAATCTAAACGTAATTCAAGAAAGTTTAGCGATATTGACATTGACTTTACTAGAAATTTGGTAACTAGTGATGTTAATAAAGTAGAAGATGTTATAGCTGTAAAAAGAGCAGTAAAAAATTTAGTTCAAACTAATTTTTATGAAAGACCTTTTCAACCAGAGTTAGGTTGTGGTATTAGAGAATTATTATTTGAAAATTTTACACCTATGACAAAGGTATTTTTACAAAATAAAATTGAAGAAGTTTTACTTAATTATGAACCAAGAATAGATTTAACAAGTGTTAGAGTTGATGATGACCAAGATAATAATAGATTAGTTGTTGATATATATTTTTATGTAGTTGGTGTTCCAGGTCCACAAACGGTGCAAACATTTTTACAAAGGTTAAGATAATATGGCAAATAGTAAATTAGTAGTATCAGATTTAGACTTTACAGATATAAAAGAAAATTTAAAAAAGTTTTTACAAAGTCAAACACAATTTCAAGATTATGATTTTGAAGGTTCTTCATTATCAATTCTATTAGATATATTATCTTACAACACTCACTATATGGCATACCTAGCAAATATGTCAACAAACGAATTATACCTAGATAGTGCCGATATTAGAAACAATATTGTATCATTAGCAAAGATGTTAGGTTATACACCTAACTCACCAAGAGCACCTAAAGCTTCAATCAATATTGTAGTAAATGACGGAACAGGCACATCAATTACAATGCAAAAAGGTACCGTATTTACTTCAACGGTAAACAATTCAAATTATCAATATGTTACCAATGAAGATATAACTACAACACCTGTTGATGGTGTTTTTACTTTTTCTAATGTAACCTTATATGAAGGTACTTTAGTCAAATTTAAATATACGGTTGATGAGACAGACGTTGACCAAAAATTTATTATACCAAGTCCTAATGCAGATACATCAACTTTAAAAGTTACCGTACAAAATTCAGTTTCAGATACAACAACAAATACATATACACTATCAAGTGGTTTTACAGGTGTTGGTTCTGATAGTAAAGTTTATTTTATACAAGAAACAACAGATGGTAAATTTGAAGTTTACTTTGGTGATGGTGTTACCGGTAAAAAACTAGAAACAGGTAATTTAATAACTTTAGAATATATTGTAACCAATAAAACAGATTCAAATGGTGCAAAAACTTTTGCTTTACAAGGAAGTGTTGGTGGTTTTACAGATGTTTCTATTACAACTAATTCAGTATCGCAAGGTGGCGCAGAAGCTGAAGATAATGAATCTGTTAAATTTAATGCGCCTTTAAGTTTTGCGGCTCAAGACAGAGCGGTAACTACAACAGATTATGAAACACTAGTTAAAGGAATTTATCCTAATGCATTATCAGTAAGTGCTTGGGGTGGTGAAGATGATGAAACGCCAAGATATGGTATTGTTAAAATAGCAATTAAACCAGGTTCTGGTTCTACATTAACTGACCAAACAAAATTAGATATAGTAAATGGATTAAAACCATTTAATGTTGCCTCTGTTAAACCAGAAATTGTTGACCCGGAAACAACTTCAGTTTTATTAACAACAAATGCTAAGTATGACGCAAAGGCAACAACAAAATCAAAAGATACTTTAAAGTCAGATATAATATCTACAATAACAAATTATAATACTGGCACACTTCAAAAATTTGATAGTGTTTTTAGACATTCAAAATTAACAGGTCTTATTGATGATACAGACGCAAGTATTTTATCAAATGTAACCACACTAAAAATTAGAAAAAGTTTTACTCCATCAATATCATCATCAGCTGCTTATAATGTTTACTTTAGAAACGCATTATATAATCCTCATTCAGGACATAATTCAGCTATGGGTGGTATTTTATCTTCAACTGGTTTTAAGGTTACAGGTTCAGACGCAGAGCAATTTTTAGATGATGATGGTCAAGGAAATGTGAGAAGATTTTTCCTAGTATCAGGTGTTAAAACTTATGCAAACAACACGCAAGGCACAATTGATTATGCTACAGGTCAGGTAACTTTAAATTCTTTAAACATTGCTTCAATATCTAATATCAGAGGTGCAGCTTCAACGGTTGTTGAAGTTACCGTGGTACCTGCTTCAAATGATGTTGTACCAGTAAGAGACCAGATTGTAGAAATAGATGTAGCAAATTCTTTAATTAGTGTAGAAGAGGATAGTTTTGTTGGTGGTTCTGCTGAGGCAGGTGTAGGTTACACAACATCATCAAGTTATTAATGATTAATGGCAAAGTTTAATGAAAAAATCTCAACGATACTTAACAGCCAAATTCCAGAATTTGTTATTGCTGACCACCCAAAGTTTGCCGAGTTTCTTAAAACCTATTATCAATTATTAGAATCAGCAGAATTAAAAATAAAAGATGTACAAAACACCGTTGGTGTTTTAATTGAAACTGAAACAGGTCAAGAAAATAATTTAGTATTTAACGCAACAAGAATAGGTAGTGCAAAAACACCTCTTGATGAAAACGATAAAATATTATTAGAAGAAACCACTTATGGTAAATTTACTTTTGGTGAAATAGTAAAAGGTTTAACTTCAGGTGCAACAGCGAGTGTTTTAACTGAAGACTTAGCAAATGGTAGATTAATAATATCTGCTAATGATAAATTTATTACAAATGAAATTATTGAAGGACAAGACTCAAAAGCTTCAGCTACAATTGTTAATTATAGACCACAACCAGTTCAAAATATTTCAGACCTTGTAAACTTCAGAGACCCCGATAAAGCAATTGAATCGTTTTTAAATAATTTTAGAAATGAATTTTTAGCAACTTTACCTGAAGTATTAGATAATGAGGTTAACAAAAGAAATTTAATTAAAAATGTTAAATCATTATATAAAGCAAAAGGTACGGCTGCAGGTCACGAATTATTTTTTAGATTATTATTTAATGAACAATCAGAAACAATTTATCCTAGAGAACAATTATTAAAAACTTCAAGTGGTCAATATGACTCTTTAAAAATTTTAAGAATTATTGAGAGAGTTGGTAATACAGAGGGTTTAATTGGTAGAACAATTACAGGTAAAGATTCAAGGGCAACTGCTATTATTGAAAACTTATCTCGTTTTCAAATTGGTACTGAAACGGTAACTGAATTAATATTAAATCAAGAAAGTGTAAACGGTACTTTTCAAGTTGGTGAAGAAGTATCAGGAACAACTAGTGATATTGATGATTATTTTATTAAGGCAGATATAACAGGAATACCAGGTTCAAAAACACTTACAAATACAGGTGCTTTATATAAAATAGATGATACGGTAAAAGTTACCGGTGGTGGAATAGGTGCGTTATTTCAAATATCAGATATTGGAACAGGTAGTGTAGATGAATTAATTTTAGATGACGCAGGTTCTAATTATGCAATTGGTGATGTAATTAATTTTAATAATACAGGAACATTAGGTGCAAATGCAGCCGGTTTTATTAGAGTTGTTAATGGTGGTATTGCTAATGAAGATAGTTCAGGTGATAGAATTGTTTTAGAAGAGTTTACGCAAGAAGGTGATAGATATGCCGGTGATGTTATTGTTCAAGAAACACAAACAGGTACAGGAGATATTACTGATTTATTTTTATCAAATGGTGGTAATGGATACAAAACAACTCCTGTTTTAACAATAACTAGTTCAAGTGGTAGTGGTGGTAAAATTAGAGCGTTTGGTAATGGCATAGGAAAAGTTAATGGTTTAAAAACCGTTGAACACGGAAAAAGATACGAAACTTCGCCAGCACCAACATTAAGTTTCTTTCAAAACTTTTTAGTAGTAGATATTACAGGTTCATTTGTAGCAGGTGATACTTTTACAACTTCAGGCTCTGCTTCAGGTAATATTGATAGTTTAGATACAGATAGAAATATATTAAAATTAAAAGATGTTGTAGGCACTATTAATGTGAACGATACAATTACATCACAAACAGGTGGTACTGCTAAAGTTAAAAAATTTAATATTGCTAGTGCAACGGTTGATGTTGTGCCTATTACAGACACAGATGGTGAATTTATTAATGAAGATGGTAAACTTTCTGAAAGTACAATGAGAGTACAAGATAGTTTATACTATCAAGATTTTTCTTATGTAATTAAAGTTGGTCAATCTATTAATGCTTGGCGAGACTCATTTAAAAAAACTATGCATACGGCTGGTTTTTATTTTACAGGTCAAGTTAATATTGCAACTCAATTAAATGCTAGAACACAATCGCCAGTAATTGGTTCTGTTTCAGGTGTTGCTGATAGTCCATTTATGAGATTAATCAATACACTATTCTCTACAATATTTGGT